TGCTGGTGTTATTGGTGGGTTAATCGTTCAGTTCATTGTAAAAGTATTATGAAGGAATGGTTAAAATCTTTGTTAACATCGTGTTCAAAAGTTAGTTCGAAACGAATTGTTGCTATATTTGTTACAATTAACCTAATCGTTTTCAGTTATGTTGCAACTTTTACGACCTACATTATTCCGATTGCGATGTTCGACACACTCGCGTTGTTAAGTGGTGGTTTGTTTGGAGGAACAGTAATTGAACGATTCACAAACCAAAAATCAAATGACAAAGGAACTAACGACAGCACGACAAATAGCAGCGGAGATATGTAGTAAGTTTTCAGAAACACCCACGCTTACCTTAGCGAAAAAGTTGTTTACTGAATATCCAGAAGTCTATAAAGACACCGAACACGCGAGGTCTTTCATTCGCACAATTCGTGGAAAGAATGGCGAATTAAAAAGAAAAACCACAATAGATAAAAAATTGTTCGAAGAAAAAACACGACCACTTAACCCATTTGCGCTCCCAAAGTCGTACGCTAAAAAACGCAGACACGTCGAAGTGAAGGGAACGAAGTTTTTAATTCTTTGCGATTTGCACTTTCCTTACCAAGATAACGAAGCTATTGAGTGCGCTATAAATGAAGGCATAAAACAAGGGTGTGATTCAATCATTTTGAACGGCGACGCGTTAGACTGTCACATGATTTCAGACTTCGTCAAAGATCCTCGCAAAAGAAAATTCAAAGACGAACTTTATTCTATTCGTCAATTCCTTGCGTCGCTTAGACACACGTTCCCGAACGCAAATATCTATTACAAAGAAGGCAATCACGAAGAACGTTATTGGAGATACATGAGAATAAAAGCGCCTGGGTTATTCGACATTGACGCGTTCGACTTTCCTTCGCTTACGCATTGCGACAAGCACGACGTGAAATGGATTGACGGAAAGAGCAAACTCAATATCGGAAAACTTTCAATCTTTCACGGACACGAATTTGGAAAGCAATTCCTTCCGTCTGTCAACGTAGCGCGTGGTTTATTTATGAAGACTAAGGTGTCCGCTATGTGCGGACATCACCATCAGACAGCTGAACATAGCGAACGCGACGCAAATGGAAAGTTTATCACTTGTTGGGGTGTCGCTTGTTTGAGTGAACTTTCGCCGGATTACAACCCCTATTCCCGTTATAATCACGGATTTGCAATAGTCAACAAAGGTGCTAATGGTGCTTTTAGCGTTCACAATTACAGAATACACGAAGGAAAAATATTATGAACAGAAATATACTCGCAGCAATACTGTTGTTTTTCGGAACATCGATTCTTTGGTTGGTTATTTGTTGGAATATTTGGGGAAAGAAAGATGCAAATGTTGCATATTCCATTCTGCAAAAACAAGATAGCCTTATAAACTACAACGCAGGGGAATACCAGATGTTATTGGAAGAACAATTAGAACTACAAGAACAAATTACTTACTATGAAAATGCTCAATCTTCAGCCAAAGCCACCTATCAAAGAACTCGCGCTGCTATTGTTATTCGAGATACTATTGTTCGCAGTGATGTTATCACATTAGTCAACTCCTGCGATAGCGTTATAGCGTCCGATTCGCTTATAATCAACAACCTCAAAGAACAATTGAACATCGAAGATAGAAAGATTGACAACTTGCAAGAAGTGGTCGTTGCTTATGAACAGAAGGAACAGTTGTTGACCGAACAAATTAACAGTCTAAATGCTGATAAAAAGAAATTGGAAAAACAAAAAAAGCGCAGAAACCACGCTTTGATTGTAACAACTACAGTAGCAGTTCTTTCTACTTTTGTTCTGTCAATTTTACTTTAGATTCAGGAATATAAAACTTCATTGAGAACTGGATTGCTTCGCTCAGGAATATATTGCGACTGTTCTCACCTCGCTTCTCGTCAATCTCATTCCACAGGTCTTTGTGTAAGTAAACACAAATTCCTTTCTTAGTTTTGCTCTGCGCCATCTTCTTTGTTTTTAGTCATCATTGTTCCAATCATTAACGCTAAGTATATTTTTTCTTTCGCGTTTAAGTCTTTGCGTTGAGAAAGTTCCAGAAGAATGTCTCCAAGAATCTTTCCCTGTTGAAAGTAGGTCGCTATTGAATTAACGATTTCGCGTTCGCGCTCGTATGTCATTTTGAGCGTCTCATAAAGTGGTGTTTGTTTCATTATGCTAAATTATTAAATTATTTTTATCCTACAACATATTGTCCATAACTTGGATTGAGTTCGAAATACATTCGCATCATTATAGCGTCGGCAACGTCGGGACTTATTCCTTCGCGGTTCTTGATTACGTCCTTCGGTGTTACCATAAGTTTTCCGTCTACGTCTGCGCGATGTCGCTTAATCATCTCCAACTCACGAACGATTTGTTCTTTGCGCGTACTGGATAGAATCGTCAACTTGTTTTCTTCAACGTATTGCGCCAACTTATAGTAACATTCGCTTTTTAAGTTTTGGTATTGCGGGTGCTTTGGTTTAGATCCGTTCTGAAATCCTACGCACTTCAAATAATCAACCGCTCCCGCGCCGATGCCATCCTCATCCGCGATAACATTTTGCAGAAGAATTGAGTGGTCTTTCATTACAACACGAATCTTGTTCACTACTTCGTCAATTGCTGCTCTATTGAGTTCAATTATGTCAATGATAGTTAGACCTTCCCAAACACAGATAATCGTTCTATCCTTCCCGAATCGCGCTATGTCGGCTGTGATGTACTTCTTTCCTTCATTGATTACTTCGTTGCGAAACATTCGAAGTAGGTTCTCCGTTTGAAAGAGTTTGTCGCTGTCGTCGTCGAACTCCCAGTTGCCTTCTAAAAGTCTTTTGCGGTCATACTCAGGCAGTCTTCTAAGAGATTCAATATAAGCAACAGGAAGGAACGGATTGTCCTGCGGTAACGCTTGCACGAATGCGCGGTGTGAAGGCAATTCGTTCCTGTTGTTCTTCATGTAGAACTCGTTGTAAAGCCACCCCTTCGCAGGATTGCAGGACAAGAAACCTTTGGGTATTAACCCGAACTCGTTTAACTTGTAACGGCATCGAGAATGAACAATGCTGACCGCCTTTGCGGTTACTTCAGAACATTCGTCAATGAAGTAGTCTGTGATTTCTAACGAACCAAGACTGTTGAAGTTAACGTCCGAAGGGTACGCGAATAAGTCTTTCAATACTATCTCACTTCCGTTGAAGAATTTTATTACGTTGGACTGTCCGTTGAAGGTGTAGTGTTTGTTCGCTATCAATCCGAATTCTTCAGCAGTTTCAAAGAACGTGTTTAACGTCGTCTTTTTTAGCGTATCTAATTTGCTACGTCCAATTAAAGAACGCGTCCCTGCGTACTTCAAACGACGTTGTATCTGCCACATACAACCGAACTTCGTCTTCCCACCCCCTGCCGCGCCACCGTATAACAATTGTTCCACGATGCTGTCGGTGTTCAAGTAATTCAACGCTTCAATTTGACGCGGCAGGTATGTTGGTTTATATGGTGTCATTTAGTCGTTGTATTACCTTGAAAATCTCATAAGCAACTTGCGGAACGATAGCATTTCCGTATCCCTTTATAGATTCTTGTCGCCATTTAGGAAAGGTAATTCCGTCCAGTTCGGTGGGAAGCCCATCATCTCCGCCACAAATCGGGGATTGAGTTGGGAAGTTGTTCCAGTATTTAAGAGTCTTGTTAATGTCATTGAATGCATTGAACCTTCTTTCACTTGGCTGCTCTTCATTGTCGCACTCGCGTTCGTGCTGTCGAATACCGTCGGAATCGGAAGTAATCCCAAACTGGCTTTCCCACTCAGCATTGATGCTGTTCCGTCTGACCTCTTCTGACCTTTCCAATCTCCTGCTATTGGAGTTGGAAGTAATCCCCGAATTGCCATTTGATCTAACGGCATTGTAAATTCCTTGTGCCCCTTTGCTTTCACTCTCTCCATTCTCGCATCGTATGCTTCCGTATTTTTCTGTTCGAAACATTGCGCCATTGGAGTAGGCAACAAACCAAACTCTATCTCTGCGGTGTGGCGCACCGACGGAACAAGCTGGCAATAATATCGGTTGTACGGTGTACCCTTGATTTTCCAAGTCAGTACACACTTCTTCGAAGACCACTCCCCCGTTCCAATTAGTAAGTCCACGAACGTTCTCGCCCACGACGTAGGTTGGTTTAATTTCTGAAATGACTCTGAGCATATGCGGCCAGAGGTGTCGCTCGTCCTCTTTCCCAAGTCGCTTTCCTGCGCTTGAGTATGGTTGGCATGGGAAGCCTCCTGTGAGTATGTCAATTGTTCCTCTGTGAATAGAGAAATCTGTCTTTGTGATGTCTTCATAACTGATTGAGTTTGGAAAATAATGACTTAAAACTTTGCGTGGGAAAGGCATCCATTCACAATGAAACGTGTTGTTCCAACCCATCCATTCGGCAGCCAAGTCAAAGCCACCTATTCCGCTGAACAACGATCCGTGATTCATTGCTTGGACAAGTATAATTTGTACAACTCACGCATTCCTTCAAAGCGAATTGATTCTTTGAGCAACATTCTTTTCCTGTCGCTCATTCGCTCAACCATTGATTGAACGAGCTGTTGTTCAAAGTAAATGTTCTTCTTCGCGTTTGCTTTGCACAACCTGTATTCTTCTTCCGTGAAGGTGTCAGCGTTTATCTGTTTGCTTTCTTCGAGCCACCGCATAAGCGACACCGCCCGAATCTCAATGACCGTGTATTTTCCTTTCTTAAAGTTGTGCAAATCTTCGGCAAACATTCTGCGCCAGCTGTCGTCATTAATAGCCATTTCTTTTTCTTTTAGTTGTTTAGATTGTTCCTCTTTTGCTTCCGCTATTTCTCTCTGAATTTGTAGATTTGCTTTGTCGCGGTGTGGTTTGTAGTGAGTAAGTACGTCACCAATAAACACTACGCTAAACGCTCCGAAGTGTTCGCATTTCTTTGACAGTTCATTTGCTGCGTTCAATTCAAAGGCTAAATTGAAGTGTTCAAACGTCACCCAACGAAAGTGCTTCCCTATGAACTCGTGAAGCATCTGGAGTAGTTGCGCTTCAGGAAGCGCGATGCCGTACATAGCGCACACCTTAGAACATAACTTTACGAACGCAGGTAGTTCGTAGTCGGCAACGAACGCGCTTTCACGCTCTGCACGATCAATCCTTTGTGTAGTTGTGAGCGTCGTTGTAGATGCGCTGCGCAGCGTCTGAATCGAATTTTCCATTTTTGATTTTAGTGTTTTGGTTTGTAGTTACGAATGTACTTAAATCCCACTTCCGAACGGCAGCTTTCCAGTCTTTCATCTGGTTGCGTCCGACCTTCCAACCATTCGCTTCGTAATGCGCGTGGAATTTCTCGGTAAATGCAAGCGCGTCTTTGTCGCTTAACTTTTCACAGGCGTAGTCGTATATTTCAACAACGGTTGGTTTCTTAAATGGCGACTTCTTTTCTTTTGCTATTAGCGTTGGTGCGTTTGGAACGGACAAGCGAATAAGTATGTCGTTTATCTTTTGTTCCTGTTCCTTCATTTGCGCTTCAAGAATCTCGATTCTCTTTTTGAGTTGTAGTATTAGCATCATTTTTTATTAGTTCGTTAATTTTGTTTATTAGATTTTCTGTTTCTGGCGAATCTAACAAATTATTTTCTTCAAAGATTTGTAATAATGTCTTTTTCATAATCCACAATATCCAGAATCACATTCGTTAAAATCAGTATCAAATAAATCTAATTGAAGTTTGTGATTTTTTATTTCGTCGTATGTCATTCCGTTAGATAAAAATGTAAAAAATTTTTCGTTCTTATTTTTTTTATTTTGTTGAATTTCTCTTTCTATTTTTGCAAACCATTCGTATTTAATAGGATCTCTATTGGACGTGTGTTTTAATAACATGCAATTATTATGAAAACAACCTACGCAATTATTCTTCCAAGCAAAACGAACAGGTTTATCTTTCCAAAAAAATTCTATTTCATCTTTAAATGTTCCAGAATCAATCAAGGGAAATTTTGGTTTTTGCCATTTTAATTGTTTCCATTGATTTCTACCATTTTCAGATTTTCCAACAATAAATTTTTCATACATAAAACCGTCTTCTTGACATCTTTCAATCATTGACTTGGCTCTACCTTGTTCATTTGCTCTAAATCCTATTCTTGTTTCTATTGGCTCATTTATAAATTCATACCAAAATTTTTTCATAGGAAGTATTTTCATATCAGAAGTACAAAATCTTTGCTGAACATTTGGTAATGTTTTTCTTTTTCTAATAATATCTTCAAATGCCTCTCCTGTTAGCCAATGAATTTCTTTACCTATAAATTGTTCAAGGTCTAAAATAGTATAAACAATCATATCATTTTCAAGAGTGCCTATAAATTCTCTACCAATTTTATCTGATACAACCTGTCTAATTTTTTCATCTGGAAAAATGCAAGTCTTATCATTTGTGCGCACAAGGGCAAATTGATTAAAGTCTGCTGGGTAATGAGCTGCAATATATGCGCTTGTCATTCCACCACTAATTGAATTTACTGTTTTCATAGTTTTAGTTAGTCCCAACCTTCACCTTTTGCGTCGTCGTCTGCATCGTCCCAGTCTTGACAATCGAAACATTTTTTTATTTCTCCATCGTCGTCGATTAGCTCGTAGGCTTCCTCGTAGGTTTTAAGTTTTTGGTCATGAAGAACGGCGTTCACGCGTTCGTCAAGTTCCGCGCTTTCGCACGTTGGGCAAAAGATTAATTCTGATTTCATTTTCTTTTTAGTTGTTTTTTAAGTTTGATTTCTTTTTGATGTTCTAAGTGTTCAACAAATTTAGTATAAAATTTCATAGGTTTAGCATAACCCATATCATTTAAGATGTAACAGATTCTTTCGACGTTGGCTGCGTAGTTCCTGTCACACTCAATTTGCCAACTTACTTGTTTGACTCCGTGCATTACTGTCGCGTGATCCTTGCCGTAGTGCTTCCCGATACTTTCATAACTCTGAAGATAGCAAGGACGTATAAGAAAGAATATCACTTGACGTGCCGTTACTATTTCGCGTCGTCTTGTTGGTGTGTACAATTGCTGCGAAGGTATTCCAAGAACGCTGCAAGTAATATCTTCAAGTGCTGACCAAAACATTTCTCGTTCGTTCTCCAGTTCCTGTTGAATCTTTATTTGCTGCGTCGTCAATCGTTCGTAGCGTGGCGTTAGCATCATCCACAATGTTTCGAAGCGTTCCATGTGCCTGAAAGGAATCATGTCAATCATCTCTTGTCTAATCTGCTCGTTAGTCATTTTCTTCGTTTATTAATTTGGTTGGTGTAAAGGTGCTGAACACTTCTTCGCGTGAAAGTCCCGTGTGAAGGCAAATGTTGTTGAAGTCTTTGATTCTCATTCGCTCTGGATGTGTGACGTAAAGTCGTGCCGTCGGATCGCTTATTCGAAGAACGTTCTTAAAGTTCTGCATTGTCTTGAAGTTTATCTTGACAAGGCGACCGAACGGAGTTTTATAGATTGCTTTATTCATTGTTTTGATTTTGAAAATTAGAGAGGGTATATTTCAACCCTCTCATTATTGATTTAGAACGGCATATCGTCCGTGTCGTCCGTTGACTGAACTAAACCGCTTTGTTCCAGCATTGCTTTCGCTTTGTTGATTTGGTCGGCTGCACGATCTAAACGTTGACTAAACTCAGCAGACGAACTCACTTTGTTTTGTAGCCACTCTGGAAGCATCTTGAATCGTAGGTCGAAGTCTTGAGAATCGTAGTCTAAAAGAAACGCTGCGTTCACCTGTGGTGGGCAAGTCATTCCTTTGGCAAGTGGCGAAGCTCCTTTAAGGTCTGCGTAAGTACGTCCTGTGTTCGCTGTGCGATGCATTACGGACACCATTGCTTCTTTACCGAGCAAAGTACCAATGTCGAATTTAGACGCTTCAGAATCGGACATTGCCTTACCGAGCCATGATTGAACGAAGGCACGTAACCCACTTTTTTCGTGCATTGATAAAGTAAAGTCGCGACCAATTGAGAACGGTTGTTCGCCTTTGCCGAAGTCAGCGGTTTCAAGTGGTAGTTCAAACACCAGGCGAACTTTGTTTACTAACTTTTCTTCACCTTGATAGGTGTCGACGATTGTGCCGATGTGAATGATTTGGTAGCAACGCGCTACGTGTGTTCCTGCGGGTACTGTTTGTCCTCCGCCGTTGTTTGTTTGTTGGGCAATGATGCTCATGTTGTTGTTGTTTATTTGTTGTTGATTTATATAAGATTCAAATTTGTTTGCGAGTTTCGCTTCTTCATTTTGCCAGAACCATTCGTTCTCAGACATTTGTTCTTCCTCGCTTATTCGTTTATGATAACCCATTATACTTTTTCGTCAAACATTTCTGTGTCAAAGTGAAATGATATTCCGTCCTTTTCAAGTCTTACAAACTCAAGGTCGAAGTTTGGCTCATCTTTTCTCCAGAAGCGACCACGCAAATGAATGGTGTACATATTGTCTTGATCGTCAATAAATACAAGGTGTTGTTTTTCATCAACGTCAAACCATCCTGTTTCTTCTTCGTGGTAGTTTAAAGCAATTGATTTGATTCTTTCGTTGAGCGTGTTCATATCGTCTTTGGTAAAGCAATAAGAAACGCGTGGGCAATAAAATGATTTCATAGTTATTTGATTTTAGTGATTACAAATATATTCAATTAAGTTGTCGTTCCAACGCGCTTCTGAAAGTTTTTGACATTTCTCGATGTTGTCTGCGACCTCGTTGTGCGTTAGGTTGTATGCGTTTGCTGAGGAGTAAACACAAACAAAGTTAGATTTCTTCTGTTGGCTCTGGTAGTTCTTTCCAAGATGTTGAATCAAGTTTGTTGAGTAGTGGTTCAAGTTCGTCAATTCGACTTTGACAAAACGTATCCCAAGCCAGTGTTCCATTTCTCTTATTGCCCCAATAATCTTGGGTTTGCATAATTGAATCCAGAAGGAGTTTAACTTCGCTTTCGAATAAGAAAGGTGTTGTGTAATAGTGTTTTTCATTGTTCATTTGATTTGTTGGTTTTAGATTTCTTTTGTTTCTAAGATTGTTTGTGTTGGTACGAAACATGCCGCTTTGTCAAATTCTTCTTTGGCTTCTTCGTAAGTTCTAAAAATACGTTGGTAAGTACCATCAACTTTTATCCAATACTTTGTTCCGTTGTAGGCTTGTTCTTCAATTAATTCTACTTTCATTTGTTTGTTGTGTTTGGGGTTTGTTCTAAGATTCTTGTTTGTTCGTCAATCGTTCCTGCGATTAACATTCCTGCGAACAGGATTGCGATGTAGAGTAGTGTTTTTTTCATGTTGTTTTTGTTTATCTTTGTTTTGTTGAGTACAAATATATGCTAAACTTTTGAATACACAACAAAAAAATGAAAATAAATTGAAAATAATTTCTAACTGATTGAAAATGAACGTGAAAACTTTTAAGAAAACGTATAAAAAAAGTGTTGTGAAGCGTAAAATAACACCCGAAAGCGAATCGAACCAACAAGAAATTGTAATAAAATACCTTCGTTTAGCATATCCCGACGCGCTTTATTGCGCTTCCGCAGGTGGTATGCGAACAAGTTATCTTCAAGCAATCAAAATGAAGCGTACTGGATACGTCAAAGGCTTCCCCGACTTGTTTATTTACGAACCACGCGGTGCTTTCTTCGGTCTTGCTATTGAAATGAAGAAAGAAAAGGGGGGTGTCGCATCTCCAGAACAAAAGCGTTGGCAAGAACAATTAAGAAACAGAGGGTATTGTTCTTATATTTGTAAAGGTAGCGAAGAAGCAATCAAAGTAATCGACGAATACTTCAATGAGTGACACTTGAACATTACATAGACGGAAACTATAAAAAGTTCAAAGAACTTGCGAAGAATATATCGCGAGGTGAGGACTATTACGAAGACTTGCTTCACGATTCTTTGCTGTCTATGTTTGGTTCAAAGCACATCGAGAAACTAATCGACACAGGCGACTTCGAGTTCTATTTAATACGCGTTATGTACTTAGCCGTCAATAGTCCAACGTCGCCATTCTACCGCCAAACAATTGCTTGGAATAGAAACCGACGCGACTTCAAAGAATATGCTCACGAGGTCGACAAGACGTGGCTAGGCGCACGAATGACAAACGAGCAACTGGATATTCTTATAAGTCGATTAACCGAGTTTGAACGTCTGATTTTCCAAGAGTATATCTTCGAGGGTTTCACATATCGTGAATTTTCGAAACAAACAGGAATACCTACCGTATTCCTTTATAGAACAATAGATTCAATTAAAACTAAAATAAGAGCAAATGTTATTCGCAAAATCAAATGAGTATAAGCGACGTTTAGAAATATGTCGCACCTGTAAATTCTTCGAACCTTCAACGCAAAGCTGCGGACCATTGATCGTGGGTGGCGAAGTGGACGCAGAAGGAAATGTATTTGAAACAAAATACGAAGTGTTGTTCCGTCGCAAATCAATTCAACTTTGTGGGTGTGTGATGCCGATAAAAGCAAAGTTAGCTTTCGCATCTTGCCCAGCGTCAAAATGGGAAGGTGTTCTTTCAATGGACGAACAAATAGAGTTCAAACGATTCCTGCTCGATATGAAAGCGCAAGGACGTTTGGAACAGAAAGATATGCTGAAGTTCTATTCGTTCAAGGACAAAGCCACAGGAGCGTTCAACGAGCGTTCAACGTGTCCACCTTGCGTGAAGAAAGACATCAATACGTTTCTTGAATCAATGAAGGACGTCGATGTTGATTTGAACAATTAAGAACTTAAAACTTTGCAGGCAACCTTTGGAAGTGCGAACGTATCTTTGTATAGTCAAGTGTATTTAGCATTACCCCCTTTTGTTTAGCACTTGACGGAGCAAAACAATTGGGGGTATATTTTTTGAACTAAATGAAACAAACTGGATAAGAACACAAACCGCCTTCGTAAGTCACAGCGAAGTAAACAATGACTACACTTGCAATAAACCAATGCTTGGATCGTGCAACTGCCCTTTTAAGGGCGAGAGTAATCTTTTTCGGGGGAGCTTTTTCTTTTGTTCTTTCTTTAAAGTGCTTACACGTTTTCTTTGTTCTTTTCTTTTCTTTGCATATTTAGTGACCTACTAATAAATTTAATGACATACAATGACACTTACTGAAACAAAACTTGTAATAGTTCCAGAATATCAAATAAAATGGTTTGATAAAAGCTATGGATTCATTAATGACGATGACTTCCAAACTGACGATGCTTCTTGGTCTATGTTGGTAAGCAACATTAAAGGTCGCAATGATAGATTTTTAAATTACAATGGCAATTCATTAAGTTTGATAGAAGGATTTTGGTTAGGATATCACGCAGGCAATCAATCAACTATTAACACTCAATACTTTTTGGACTGTTGCTTAATGGCTGAAGCAGATGCTATTGAATTAGAATTTTATGAAATTGCTTCTAACATTAATACTCTTCATAAAGAAATTTCAAATTATATTGCAGAAGCAGAATACAAATTGTATTCAATATTTCATCCAGAAAACCAAAAAGAATATAAAAAAATATTCGATTCAATCACATTGAACTTAAACAAATGATAATTATAGCAGCTCAACTTGAAAGCGTAGGTACGCGAAAGGACAAGACGCTCAAACTAACCTTTGGAACGAATGAACTTTCACCTGCGCAAGCGTCAGAACTATTTACAATAGCTAATCAGTTCGGTTATCTTGCCTTCAAAGACGAAGACTTCAAACGCGAAGAACTGGACGCGGTAGAAAGTCTTAAGAGTGAACTTGAAGATACGTTAAAGAAACCTTCACAAAGATTGAGAGGTGTTCTCTTTCGACTATTCGAACAAGACAACGACGGATTCAAGACGTTCTCGAAATATTACGACTCACGAATGGAACAACTTATCAACCATTACAAGGGTAAATTGGGGTAGTTCTTATATTTACATTTTAGCACAATAAATTATTGTCAGATATGGAAAGAGACGAACACGGACGATTGAAGAAAGGACACGGTGGTTTGAAGCCTAAGGGCGCACTAAGCAAGAAGACTGAAATGTGGAATCAGTTAGGTGACTACGTCGTGACGCAAGGCGCGGAGCGTGCGATGTCGGTTCTTCATTCAATGGACGACGAAGACTATCTTCACCATTACCTTGCAATGCTCGAATATTTCAAACCTAAACAGGCGAGAACAGTTCATGCAGGTGACAGCGAAGCACCAGTACAAATAATAATCAATGACAAATTATAAGCACCAATTCGACAAATTACCGAATGAGCAAAGTAAATTTAACATTTGACCTTGACGATTTAGACGATCGTATGGAGTTCACACGCGTAACAAAGGCTCTCGATATGGCTTCGTTACTTTGGGAAATTGAAATGAATGGATATCGCAAGTTTACGAAATACAATGAGCGACAAGAAGGCGCGTATCAGGAAGGCATCGAAGAAGTCTTTGAATACTTTCGCGCACTACTCACTCATCATGAAATCGACGTTGAACAATTAATCGTATAACAATGGCGGATATAACAAAATGCTCAGGTATGTCGTGCGACAAAAGGGACAACTGTTTTCGTTTCCTTGCAAAGGCAAATAACTATCAATCGTATTTCTGTAAGCCACCAATAAAGAACAACGAGTGCGATATGTTTTGGGACGTGCGAGAAATCAAATCGAAATGAACGCACTCGACTGGATGTTCGAAGAACTGTGGAACACACCGAAGGACAAGTTCGAGTGGAACGCGATATTGAAGAAGGCGAGCAATATGCAAAATGAACATAACAAACAAATGAGCGAAAACAAATTAAACTTCTTGAGGTCACAGATTGCAATGTTTCATCCAGAGTGGACGAAGGAACAGGTTCACATGGAAGCCATACGCGTACACGAAGAAGCAAACACAATCGACGACGACGACGAAGGTTGTCTTTATTGCGGATCTTAAAACAAAAATAATATGAGCATAAAAGTAAGTATACCAGCTGACTATTCTTCGATTAGCGTAAAGCAATACGTTGACTACCACAGCGCGAAGAACGACATCGACAAGTTGGTTAGCATCAGTAACCTACTGAAAGAACAAGCGGAACAGATTCCCTTCCAACACTTGCCGACATTACTCGCAGCATTCGAAGGAACACTCGCAAACGAATCAGCGAAGTTCTTTGAAACGATAACAATCAAGGACAAAGACTTCGGTTTTATTCCTGACCTTTACTCAATCAGCATGGGCGAGTACGCGGACATTTCAACGTGGGCTGCAAACGTAGGTGAAAACATGGTCAAGATTATGGGAACGCTTTACCGTCCTATCGACAAACGCGTTGGTTCAAAGTACACAATCGTACCTCACAGCAAGCAAAATAGAGAACTCGTTGAAGGCTACGTCGAGCAGATGACACTTGAACAATTCAACGGTGCGATGCTTTTTTTTTCGACTTTGCTCAACGAACTAAGCAACACTTCGCTCGATTATTTGGAGAACGAAGTGAAGAAGTTGACGGAGGAACTGACGGAGCAATTGAAGACCGAGACAACCTAAACCAAGTCTTAGGACGCTACGGTTGGTATCATCTTTTTATGGAAGCCTGTGGACGCGACATAACTAAATTGGACGCAATTACGAAAAAAAGCGCGTGGGAGATATTTACATTTATGACTTACCTAATAGATTATAATTATGTCGAACGTACAAAGCTACAACGCGCTAATAGATAGATTCCACGCATTCGCGTCTGGACACTTTATTCTCAAAAGATTTTCACACGGACAGATTGAAGTATCCGACCTTGAAAAGTTTGGTGAATATCCATTCATGCACGTTGTGCCTTCGAACGTTACTTACGCGAAAGGTATGAAGACGTTCTCTTTTCAGATTGTCCTTGCCGACTTACCACGCGACAAAGAAGACAAACCTGAATACCAACGCGAAGTTCTTTCCGACCTTCAACGGATCGCTGAAGACTTGGTTGCTGAGATAACAAACCACCGAATGTTGTTTGGTGACTTAATCACGGTACAAAACGTTTCGTTAGAACCGTTCTTAGAAGAATTTCAACACACGTTAACGGGTTGGACGATTAGTCTTGACCTTCTTGTCCCTTATTACTGGGACGCGTGTTCTATTCCCGCTGAATGGAACGACTTCTTCGAAAGCGGAAGCGGTGGTACGGGTTCGATCTTAACTTTCATTGATTCAATCAATCGCGACGAGAACGGCAACGTGTCGCTTGTCAACGACGAAGAAACACCAGCACCGAACTACTACTACGGAACGAATGGAGCAGGGGTGCGCGGTTGGTATTTGTTGAGCGACGAAGTAGGATTGACGTGTGAAACAATCGGTGATTGCCAGACGATTATTGACATCGAAGCAGCCATTGACGCGCTTGAAGAAGAAATTGTTTTGAAGGCTGACATTACAAGCATAAGCGCGGTTGGTTTCTCAAACGATTACAACGACTTAGACAACTTGCCGACATTACCAACGGGAACGGTTACAAGCGTTGGTTTAACCATGCCTTCTGCGTTTAGCGTGGCGAATAGTCCTATTACAAGTTCGGGAAGTTTAGACGTAACGGGAGCGGGTACGGTTTCTCAATATGTGAGAGGTGACGGAAGCCTTGCCAACTTTCCTGCGTCAACGGGTGGTGGTGGTTCATTAAGTTACTACCTCAACGGATCGGTAGCACAAGGAACATTTGGCGGTGTGGCAATGAAGGAAATGGATAGAACACCCATAATAGGTGCAGGAACAGATTTCACGATTGCAACGAACGGATATATTCAATCTTTTATCACAGACGCTAATGTTCCAAACTTGTTAGAGATACCAGCAGGAAATTGGAACTTCGAAACGTATTTCAGTTCATCAAGTGCAGGCGGCACTCCTTCATTTTACATTGAGTTATACAAGTGGAACGGAGCGACGTTATCTTTGATTGCGTCAGGTTCAGCTAATCCAGAAGGCATCACAAACGGAACGTCAACACACCTTTACGTTAGCGCATTAGCAGTACCACAAACAGCGTTAACGGTTACAGATAGATTAGCGGTTCGAATCTACGTTAACAACTCAGGAAGGACGATTAAACTTCATACCGAAAACAGTCACCTTTGTCAAGTCATTACGACATTCTCAACGGGATTAACTGCGTTGAATGGGTTAACGGCACAGGTGCAGAACTTTGCAACGGGGACAACAGGAACAGACTTCGGTATATCTTCCGCGACAAGTACGCACACGTTCAATTTACCAACGGCAAGCGCAGCGAATAGAGGTGCTTTGAGTTCAGCAGATTGGTCTACGTTCAACGGCAAGTTCAACCTTCCTGCCTTGACAAGCGGAAGTGTTCTATTCAGCAATGGAACAACAATAGCGCAGGACAACGCTAACTTATTTTGGGATGATACCAATAATAGATTGGGGATTGGTACGGCTACTCCAAGTTTTATTATAGATGCTGTTGGCGCAGACGCAAGATTCAATAGTGTGAGAGTAGGTCGTGGTAGTGGTAATATTGTTACAAATAATGCTGTTGGAAACGATGCGTTATTTTCAAACACGATAGGTACTCAAAATACAGCATTAAGTCAATTTGCACTGTTTTCGAACACAACGGGTAATCAAAATACTGCCGTTGGTGTTCGAGCTATCCAAGATAATATAGGCGGAAGTCTTAATGTTGGATTAGGCTATCAAGCGGGAAGGTTTCTTACCGATGGAACAACTGTGGTAACAACAACAAATCAAAGTGTTTTTATAGGTGCTTTAAGCAAAGCACTTGCAGATTCTCAAACTAACCAAATAGTAATAGGTTACAATGCTTTTGGTTTGGGTTCAAATAGCGTTGTTTTAGGCAATAGCAGTGTTACTCTTACAGCGCTAAGGGGTAATGTCTTAATCAACACAACAACAGACGCAGGTTTCAAGCTCGATGTGAATGGAACGGCGAGGGTGACGGGAGCATTAAGGGCGGATAACACTTTTTTGGTAAATGGTACTACAATTAATGCGTCAGCAATAGCGCAGATTGATTCGCTTACTCGCGGCTTCCTTCCTCCGAGAATGACAACAACGCAAAAGAACGCTATTGCTTCACCAGCAACAGGCTTGGTAGTTTACGATACAACACTAAACAAACTTTGCGTTAGAACAGCTTCATCGTGGGAAACAATAACATCAATTTAATAATTTATACAATGGCTAAAATACAACCCGTTATCTTTCCTTTAAATCAAGGAACAGCTACAGAAATGAGTGTTCTCATTCTCAATTTTGAAACAAGCGCAACAACTTGCACAACGTACTACGAATTGAAAACTGAGGCAACTGAGGAAGTGCCTTCAGAAGTTCTAACCAGTGGTAACTACACTTTAACCGAACAAGAATTTGCAGCATGGGGTGAGGACAATTCGTGGGTGACTGAATGCGTAGCTAACGCAATAGGAGTAACAATTTTATCTTTCTAATATGAACTTAACAGAAGAACACTTAAAGCAGTTAGACGCTTTCATTCAAGAGATGCCAGTTAAATTTGGCTTGCCATTGATTCAGTTTTTCAACAAGATAAAAGAGGAGCAAGAGAAACAAGATGCCTAACGAACAGAGCGCACCCAACTTCTTCGCTGTCGTGTACGACATGGCTAAACGCTTTGTCGAATTGATGCAGTCCGACTATCGCATGAAGCGAAAAGTGG